TGCTACTTTAGTTGCACCTTCAGCTGCTTCTGTTGCTCCACCAAATAGTTTTTGCCAAATTGAAGCTTTACTTCCTGCTTTTAAGATTCCAAGAGTATCAGCTAAGCTTCCAATTCCTTTACTTAATTTACCAATTGCTTCGATAGGACCAGCTATAAAACTAGTAACAGGTTTAATCGCTGCATAAAATAATGCGAATTTAACAATCGCTTGCTGAGTAGAAGGATCTAATTTTCCAAAAGCTTTAGCCATATTGCCTAAGCCTTGTACAACTGGTTCTAAAGCTGGTAAAACATTGCTTCCTACTTCAATGGCTACTGCATTTAAAGTTTGCTTGAACCTTTCCCACTTAGCTTGTGGAGTATTATTCATTTCTTTGGCAATTCTTGCAGTAACACCAGCTGCTGCATTACCTTCTTTTTGATATTCTCTAAATTCAGCTGCTGCAGATTTACTACCAGCTTTTGATTTTTGGAAGAGGGCAATTGCACTTTGACCAGTTTTACCAAATGCTGCATTTAGTAAAGACATTTGTTCTGTTGGTGTCTTATCTGCTAAAGCTTTACTTACTCTATCGATGATGTCTGGTAAATCGATACCCTTCTTTTTAATCTCATCAAAACTAAGTCCAATAGCTTTAAGGTGAGCTCTATTAACCTTGGTATCCTTTGTCAAAGTTGTAAACATTTGACGTAAAGCAGTACCAGCTGTTGATGCTTCAACACCTTTGTTGCTCATAATACCTAATGCAATTGCAGTATCCATGAATGATACATGAGCAGCAGCTGCTGTTTGTCCTACATAGTTCAAACCAGTAGATAAATCTGCATAACTAGAAGCAGTCGCATTGGCTACATAGGTTAATCCATCAGTAACCATACGCATATTCTTAGTTTGTTGAGCAGCGGTATCTGCCTTTAACCCGAATGCTTCAATTACCGAAGCAGATGATTGCATAACAGTATTCATATCTTCACCAGATGCTTTTACTGCATCAAGTAAAGCAGGCATAGAACCCATAACCTGATTAGTAGTAAAACCACGGCGGATTAATTCCATCATAGAATTATTGATTTCAGTTGTGGATACACCATACTGTTGTGACCATTTAAGAGAAGCATTGCTCATTTGCTCCATTTCGCCTCTAATGGAGGAGGTGATTCTACCTGTATTAGAAAGCAATGGCCCAATTTGAGCAATCTGAGATTTAAATTCCATAGCTTTGTTAGCGGCACTTGTCAAAGCACCACCTACTGCCATAGTTCCACCCCAAGAACCAACATTTTTCAATTTTTCAGCAACGCCTGTTAATTTATTTCCAAAATTAGTGGCCTTTTCAGATAATTGCCCCCAACCAGATTGATATTTGACCATCTGTTGATAAGAAGTAACCATTGATTGTTTTAAATTATCAATCTGTAGTGCAGTTTGAGATAGGTTATTAGCTCTACCTACTAACTGTCTTTGAGCATCAACACCGCCACCTTTTGAAAGAGCATCTTGAGCTTCTTTAACACTTTGAGTTAAGTATTGATATCTTTTGTTTAACAGCTCCAACTGCGAAGATTGAGCTTTAAATAAAGTGTTAGCTGTTCCTTTACCCCAGCCATTATTCATTCGCTCTTGTAAAGTGCCGATTAATTTAGCTGTTCTACTAATCTGACTTTTTAAAGCAACAGCATTAGTAAGAAAAGGCTTGATATCTAAACCAATTTGAACGGATAAATGCCCTAAATTTCCATCTGCCATCATTTACCTCCTTTCCTACTTATTTGCAAATGGATCTGAAAAAATGCCTGGAAAAGCTTGGTCTAAAGTAGTAAGTTCATCACTACTTTCAATTTCTCTGTCAAGCTTCTTAGAGTCCTGCATTGAATCGACAAAAGTCTTGAATTCCAGTGGACTCATATTTAAAATCTCAGAAATCTTATAACCAAGTTCTTTTTCCATCGTATGGATTAGTTTCAGAAACTTCTTAAATGACCTAATCACCTCATCAGGTGTTACTTTTTTGGGGATTCTTCACCACCAACTACACCTTGAGCCTTTTCAAGAAGTTTAGGCAAAAGGACATTCATAAATGCTGGATTTAAGCCATTTTTACATTGATCATAAGTAAATTGATTTTGGAAGTAAGCAACAATAAATTTGATATTAGCTTCCATATACTTATCAACATCTTTTGGCTTAATTTCTTCTTTCTTATTGAAGTTGGCAGATGCATAAGTAAGATAACCAGCATTTGTATAATCAGTTAAGTTTAATGGCTTTTTAGCAAGGTCTCTTTCAAAGGTTTCTTCTTTACCATCAATAAATAAAACAATCTTGTCTTTTTTCATAAAATTATTTCTCCTAATAGTAGCCGCCTGCTGAGCATACTGTTTATTTCATAAGCGACTAAAAATTATTATTCTTTAGGTTCTTTGTGTTCTTCCTGTTGTGATTGTTGAGGAGCCGAAGCTTGACTAGCTACTCGGATTCAACTTAGCCTTAACCTTTGCCCATGCTGCAGTTAATTCACTATCATTCTTTGGAAATACTAAACTTCTGAATGTTGCTAAATCAAAGTCTGGATCACTTTCATATCCAATAAGCATGATTTGCTTAGTATCACCAACAGGCTTCATAATAAATTCACCTTCTACTTCTTCAGTAGCTGGATCAGGAGCGCCTGACCCTAAGGTCTTGCTTTCACCAGAAGGGAACTTAAAGCGTCCTTCTAAGCAGGCTACCCATACGTTCTTGCCTGACTTAGCAAGTTTGCTTGAATATAGTGAAGCAACAGGGTTAGGTAAGGTCTTTTCTCCATAAATTTCAGTACCTAAAGCATATTGAACGCCTAACATTAATCTTTTAACTTCAGGAGTAATGAAGTAGTTATTGATAGTTTCAGTAACCTTTTCAATACCTGAGGACAATGAAAGGTATGGTCCATTATCTGCTGAAAGTGTAGCATTTTCAGAAGAAATTGAAGTCTTAATTTGTGTAGTACCTGGTAGCTTAACAGTTTCTCCTACTACAAAACCTGCATCATCTAATTGAGCAAATTCAAGGTTTTCAACCCCAATTTTTGCTTCGCCTCTATAATTAACCATTAATTATTCCTCCGTTAATTCAATACCGTGTACATAAATACGGCATATATATAATTTGTTTTCTGGATTGTCCTGACTCGCTTCTCTATCTGGTTCATAGTCCACGTTATAAAGTGGATAATTAATATCGATAAGGATTTTTTCAATAACTGGTTTTAGTTCTTCTAGTTGAGCTAAACTTTTAACCCAAAAAGAAACTAAAACACTTGGCTTTTCTGCAAAATATTGATTATCTGCGCTACGCATTGTTGCTTGAATATGATTAATTCTAATGATTGGCGCATATTGTGCTGCTTGAAATTCTTCAGGAATCTGGTCATTAAAAATCATATTTTCATCTTCAACTTCACTTTCACGCATACTAGTCATCATAGAGATTAGCGTGTCATTTCCTATAAGTGTTTGATAAATTTTCGAAGTAGCTAACATCACTTAGTCCCCAACGTTTCTCTAAAAGCTTCAGTAATTGCTTGTTTTATTTCGGGACTCATTTGATCTCTCGTACGTTCACTGAAAAAAGTAGGTGGATTATTCAAAGAACCTGTATCCCAAAAGTGAGCACGCCAAGCTGGTAAAGGTCCAGTACTTGAAGAACCTTGAATACCAACTGAAACTTCACGAACACCTTGACGAAGTCTAGGTTTACCAATCTTCACTTCGGATTTTATGTGAGTTTTTCTAGTACTTTTAGCACCACGAGGGATATTTGATTCCAATCTTTCAGCAAATTCTTTAGCTACTTCATCTAAAACTGTATTTTGTGTAGCAACAGATTTAGTCATCAATTCTTGAATTTTGGCTTCTAATTCTGCTTCGCCTTGAACAGCCATTACTTATCCACCTCCACTCCTGTAAACTTATCAAAATCATGTGTTTCAAAATCACGTTGAATATCAGTAATGTTATAGTTTTTATCTTTAAACTGGATAAAATTTTTTCTAGTTATATCTTTCGCTGCCATTGAATTTATCAAAAAGATTACTTTTTCTTTTCCCTCTAATAAATTGGCATCTTCACGATATTCTTTAAGAGTAGATTTAGTAACATCAGCCCATAGTTTCTTCACTGGAACCATTACTGATTTCCAATCGCCCTGCTGAGTTTTCTGATTTATCTTCTTCATTATTTGAATTCGTTGATTCGTTTTGTTTAGCAACATAGTCTTCCCAATACCTCGATTTCAATTGAGTAATTAAAGCTGAAACACCAAAAGGAATTTCATCAGTATTAGCTTTAACTGTTGCAGTTTGTTGAACAGCCATTTTTGCGTTATACCAAAAAGCTCCTAATAAAAGAGTAGCTGGTTTAAACTGCTCATATTGTTCCAAGTCTGTTGGTTTAACATTCTTTCCAATTGCTAAGCATATATAGTTTTCAGCACCAGTGTAGTAAGCTTCAATGACTGAATCATCATCATCAAAATCAACTCTCAAATAATTTTTGAATTCTGTTAAATCCATTACTGAATCTCTCCAATCGTTGGTTGACTCGTATTAGCTACAATTTTTTTAGACTTTATAGTTGTATTAAGTAAGCTAATTAAATCGTTTTTCAATGCAGTTGATGGATATGTGACTTTCAAATAATCCAAAGCACCTTTAAGAGCATCTACTGTATTAGATGAAGTAACATCCCCATTTGAAACATTGATTGCTGTTGAGCCAATATTTAATTGAGTAAATTCATTTAAGCTGTTACTCGCATTAGCTGGCCTTACTGGGTGTAGCAGTTACGAAGAAGCCTGCATCTTCATCGGATTTAGTAATGCCAAATCTCGTTACACCTTGTAAGAATTGACCATAAACACTGTCATCTACCCAGCGAGCTTGTAAATCTTTACGGTTAGCACCAAAAATCCCTTCAAAAATATCGCCAATAAATGCCTTCATTTCACCAGCTTGGCCTAAAGTTGTATCTCTTACAGTAAAGACAGGCAAACCTAAACAAATATCAGGTGAGTTAGCAGTAATTGAACGGTTTAAAATGTAGTTATCGTCCTTGTCCTTCAAAGTATCTAACCATTGATAGAAGCTTGCAGATACAACCATTACTTTATGCTTATATCCTGGATCAAGAGCCACATTTTTAATTGCTTTCAATTCATCAACGCTAGAAACTGTCTTAGCAGTGAATGTCTTCATTACATTTAAAATCTTGTCGTTTAATAGTAAAATCTTTTGTTCCTTAAGATCTTGATAAACAATACTTACAAGATCAGCATCAGAATCATCGATTGCTTCTTGTGACAAAGGAATAGCACCACGGTATGTGTCTACCTTCCATTCAATATTTTTAAATGAAGGCTTGGCAAGGTCAGGATTTTTAGCCAGTTCTTCTACAGAATGTAATGAAGTTGTATTTGGCTTTTGGCGAACTGGATAGCTACCTTGAGCACTTGTTACGTTAACCATATGGATGTATTGTGATAAGTCATCAATAGTCTTAACTTCGTCAACAGGTACATACTTAACATCCTTAGGAATAGTTAACGCTGCATCAGGAGACTTTAACCCCGCAGATTGAGCATCACGTGTATGTAAGTAGTGATTTGCCATACGGTATTGTTTCTCTGCTTCATCTTCGCCTTCTGGTTCTGGG